GACTGATATTACAACTTTACAAGTAAACACTGCTCAAGCATCAAATGTCTCTGTAATAACCTCAACTACTGTTTTAACACAAAGCAGTGGTACAATTAATCTAGCAAGTTTGAGTTTAAGTAATACAGCCCCAGCCGATGTCGCAAGATCGGCAACTGTTGGGGTAAGTAATGTGGCGGCTAGAGCTGACCATGCACACAGCGCAGCAGATTTGCTGGTTGACGGAGGAAGTTATTAATGGCTAATAAGATTAGAATTAAACGCAGAGCAGCTGGTGGTGCAGCAGGAGCACCAGCGAGTTTAGAGAATGCAGAATTGACATTCAACGAAGTTGATGATGTTCTTTATTATGGTGAAGGCACAGGCGGAGCTGGAGGCACGGCTACAACAGTTCTTGCGATTGGTGGATCTGGCGCATTCGCCACACTAAGCGGTGCTCAAACCATCACTGGTGACAAAACATTCTCTGGCGTTGTTATTGTACCTACTCCAACTACAAACACACACGCTGCAACAAAAGTATATGTAGACAATGCAATTTCTGGTGTATCTACAACTTTCACTGCTGCCGGTGATACTGGCACTGTTACAATCACGACTGGCGTAGATACGCTAACAGTCGCTGGTGGAACTGGTTTGACATCCGTTGCTGCGGCAACAGATACGGTTACAATTAATCTTGACAACACAGCCGTTACACCCGCAAGTTATGGCGCAGCAGGTACTGTTGCAACATTTACGGTTGACGCACAAGGTAGATTAACTGCTGCTTCAAACACAGCCATTTCAATCACCGCTTCTCAAGTTAGCGATAGGGCTACAAACCTTGTTACTGGGTTGACAGGAACAGCAAATGAGATCACGGTTTCCAACTCTGGTGTGGGTGCAGTAACACTAAGCCTCCCAGCTAATGTTACAATTTCAAACAATCTTACTGTGACTGGTGATCTTGTAGTTAGCGGGAACACTACAACACTGAACACAGCAACGCTTACAGTTGAAGATAAAAATATCGTTTTAGCAAATGTTGCTACACCAACTGATGTAACAGCAGATGGTGCTGGCTTTACAATCAAGGGCACAACAGATAAAACTCTCAATTGGGTTGATGCAACAGATTGCTGGACATCCTCTGAGAATTTTGACTTGGCTTCGGGCAAAGTGTTTAAGATTAATAACACAGCGGTGCTAAGTGGAACAAACTTGGATAATGTCACTGTCGATGGCGGCACTTTCTAAAGGAGCTGTATGGCTAATATTATAAAAATTAAAAGCTCCGCAACTGCAAATGCTGTACCTGCTGCAAACTCTCTTCAGTATGGAGAGCTGGCTATCAATTACGCAGATGGTTTAATTTTTTATAAAAACTCCGCTAATGCAGTTATTTCTTTTGATGTGAGTGGCGTATTTAGTATTGCTCAAGTTGATGAGGACTTAAATAATCTTGAAGTTTCTGTTGCAATGCAGACCTTTTAATGCCTAAAACCTAATTTCTGGTACAATTGAATATTATGGATGATGTCAAAATCAATACAAGTAAAACTCTTACACTGACACTCCCGAGCGACCCCACGAGCAATACTGTGTCTGTTAGTCTTTTTCATGAATTTGGCTCTCTTGTTTCTGGCCCAAAAAATGCAACGCGATCCAGTTCTGGCGTTTATACAATCACATATGGGCAGGCAGCTTCTGGTGTTTATACTCTAAATAGTGCTGGTCGGCACAGAGCCGATTTTACCTATACAGTCTCCGGTGCATCCTACACTCAGTCGCAATATATAAATGTGTATACCCCCTATCTAGATATTGAGACATTTTTTAGTGACCATCCGGATTTGGAAGATGACTACTATGATCAGTTTGACAAACTTGAAAAAAGAATTCGAAATATAATTAATACATTCTGTGGGCAATCTTTTGATTACTATCCTAATAAGTTTTTAATTCTTCAAGGTAGTGGCAAAAAGACAATGCACATCCCCCTTCCAATCTCAACTCTTACAAAAGTTACTGTCAATATTGGAGATGAAGACCAAGAAGTTTTACACGATTCAACCGATGCAACATTGAATAATATTGAAAAATCAAGAGAGCCTCATAGTTTTCAAAGTTCCTACTACATTCAATTTAAAAAATCATACCTTGATAGAACTCAATTTATAGTTTATGTATCTAAATTCTCCGCAGATAATGATTTTAAGATTGAAGGGAATTTTGGATGGCAGTTTGTACCCAATAATATTGAGCAAGCCGCTGACTTGTTGATGGTGGATGCCATGAATGATGACTCCGAAATTAGAAGACGCGGGGTTATCAAGGTGGAGTATGACACTGTTAGATACGAGATGGCTTCTGGTAATTCAAAAGCATCATTTTACGAATCTACTGGGAATATTGATGCAGATGTGCTACTTATGGATTACACGCTTTTTGTAATGGATTATGTGGTCTAAATGGCTAGCGGTACTCTACTTAAACTTCCTCACAAGATAGATGTTTATACCAAATCAACGACTACAAGCGTTGCTGGTCAAAGAACTGTTGTCTATACGAAGGCAGCAACGATAAAGGCATTCTTCCAGCCGATAAATTCAGAAAGGAGAGTCTCTCCATACATTGATAATATTGACGAATATCAATTTTTTATCTCATACAAAGACTCATCCTATATCTCATATGAAAATAGAATTCAAAATATTGTTGACAGGGGTGGATCCGTCATATACTCAGCCCCACTGGAAATTATTAACATTGTTAAGCAGCCGGGTATAACTGGTAAAATAAATTATATACAAGTCATGGCAAGAGTGGTGGTGGAAAATGCTTAGTATAAGAATTGATAAAAGAGTTAATGTTCAACTTGACGTGGCCGCCATCTATGCAGAATCCTTGCCGAACAGAATTGAGGCCGCTCGCTCAGTGGCTTTAGAAATGTCAAAAAAAGAAGTCAAAAGTAAACTTCCACAACTTGGTCGTCCAGCCAAATACTTAATTGTTCAGGTAGAAGGCTTTGGTCCAGTTGGTGCCAACTTAAGGGTTAGCCCACAGAAGTCCAGCAGATCAGGTCGATCGGGATATGATCGTGGTCTAGCAGCAACTGTTTTCCTAACCGGTAGGCGAGGTGGGAGAATCATATCGGCAAAGTCGGGTAAGTTTATGAAGTTGAGAAAAGAAAGTGTTGCTAAGGGGTACCCCCCATACTTAAGAACTGCGAGGTTGGGCAAATTGAAATCTAACAAAGAGGATGTCCGTAATACTGTAAAGCAAATTACACTAGCCAATCTAAGAAAGTCTTTCCAGAGACAGGGGTTCGGAGCAAGGGGTGGAGTCAGCAGGCCAGGCTTAGATGCTCCATCACAGGCAGGGATCTGATATGCCAATTAGCGTATACGACATAAATTCTTATTTACAAGCAGATAATAATCTTGCAAATATTGCTGGCAAAGTCATGAATTTTTTTCCAGCCCATGGTTATGGTAATGAGCCAGCACCATTTGTTGTCTATTTCTACTATCCATTTATTCCCTCGGTTGAGTCATACTGGAATAGATATGATTCAATCAGGTATTCAATCTACGACAGTAATGTGGATCGGCTGTTTCAGACGGGGGAGAGATTTATTGAATTACTTGGGAAAGCAGACCAAATCCAAGGGAATGTTCCAAGCTCAAATGTCCGGGTATTATCGTCATATCTGACATCTTCTAATTTTATAGAGCCATTGGAGAAAGAAGGCTGGTATCAGATGGATCTTGATTTTTCTGTTTATTCAGTAAGTTTGACATAAAAATTGGTGGTATAATAAGATATGGATTACAATATAATTACCTACATTGGCAAGACCCCAGGGTATATAGTCAATATAGGAAACAAGATTTATGATTTTGAGTGGCAGAAAGGTCGAGGAATTGGCCGCCGCTCTAATGAAATAAACCACGAGCACGCATTGGTAATATCCAAATGGCGGGATCGGAAAGGCAAAAAAATATTTGTCTTAGAATAATATACAGGAGGAATAGTTATGACAGTTTCAGTTTCTAATATTGTCGTTGGTGAAGCCACAGTGAAAACAGGCGTGTCCAACGTTTCAATGACAAACTCTGATTTTGAAGCCCTCACGGATGTAGGCGCAACCAGTGGTGGCGTTGAAATCTCTTGGGAGCCAGATATGGTTGACATCGAGATTGATCAATACGGTGACGCAGCAAAAGTCATTCAGTCAAAAGTTAAGGTAATGGTTAAGACCACTCTTGCAGAAGCCACATTGAACAACCTTGCAACAGCGTGGAGTTATGATAATGTGACAGGCGGTGCGGATGTCAAGGTTAACAATGACGGCGCTAGCACAAAGACATTGCTCTTCGGCGCACAGTCAGTGTACCCGTTTGAGTACGCCCTGCAAGTTAAAGGTAATGCCCCTGGAGCATCGGCTTCGGTGACTCGCTCACGCAAATTTAATACAAAGCGTGCAGTGTCTTTCACCTCGTCAATGCTCTCATTTAAGCGTTCTGAAGCAGCGATGTTTGAAATATCGTTCAGAATTTTGCCTGTAACCGAAGATACTGGTTACGAATACGGCAAGATTATTGACCAAACAGCGTAATCAAAAAGTAAGAATCTGGACTTCCCCGACACTTCGGTATGCTATACTAAAAGTGTCGGGGATTTTCTATTCCCGCTTTACAACATAGGAGAAATGCAAAATGGCAAATAATGACTTGTTTAAAGGGGTTGAAATTACTTTTTCGGATGGTAAGAAAAGAACTGTCAAGCCTCTAACAATCAAGAACCTTCGTGAATTTATGAAGGTTGCAAACAATATGAAGCAGAATAATGACGAAGGCGGAATGTCTGATGAAGATATTGATAAGATGGTTTCTGCTGCCGCAATTGCCTTGAAAAAGGCAGACCCAGAGCTTGCCTCTGACAGAGATGCCCTTGAGGAAATTCTTGACTTGAGCACCTTTGCTCATCCT